CAAGCAGATCGACCGCCTGCAGGACGGGGGCCTTTGGGTGAAGATCAAAGCGCTGGAGCGTGGTGTAAATGTCTAAAATCAATATCGACCAGCTGGCTGCCGAGATAGCCAAGGGCCTGGCCGACTATTCCCAGGACGTGGTCGAGAAGGTCAACGTATCGAGCGAGAAAGTCGGAAAAGCCGCAGTTAAGAAGCTCAAGAAAACAAGCCCCAGGCGGCCACCCCCAGTTGGCGGGAAATATGCAAAAAGCTGGACCATGAAAACCGAGCCGGAGATAGGCCAGCCGCACAAGCGAATTGTCCACGTTAAAGCCCCACACTACCGGCTGGCGCATTTGCTTGAGTACGGCCATGCCAAGGTGGGCGGTGGCCGGGTAGAGGGGAGGCCGCATATAGGCCCGGCAGAGGAAATGGTGATTGAGGAGTTTGTCAAAGAAGTAGAGGAGGCGATCAAACGTGGATGAGGCGACACTGTTCACATTACTCAAAACAATCGGGCTGCCGGTAGCCTACCATCATTTTGCGTCGCCGCCGAGTCCACCGTATATAGTTTATCTTTTCAGCTACAGTTCCAACTTTGGAGCTGACAACAAAGTACACGGCAAGGCAAATAACTACCAGGTGGAGTTATACACGACTAAGAAGGACCCGACATCAGAAACACTGATTGAGGATTTATTTGATGCCAACGACATATTCTGGGAGAAAACCGAGACGTATATTGAATCTGAGGGCCTCTTCCAGGTCCTCTATGAAATATAAGGAGGTAAACAGAAGTGAGTAACAAAGTCAAATTTGGTCTTAAAAACGTGCATTATGCAGTTGTCACGGAAACAGGTGGTGAAATAACATACGATACGCCTAAGCCGATCCCAGGGGCGGTCAGCTTGACCTTAAACCCTCGTGGCGAAAGAACGGATTTTTATGCAGATGATATGCTGTATTATACATCCGCTACAAATGATGGGTATGAAGGCGACCTGGAAGTAGCTTTATTCCCGGATGAATTCAAAAAAGTTGTGCTTGGGTACAAAGAAGATGCAAACGGAGTGCTTTTTGAAGATGCTAATGCAATACCCAAAAACTTTGCACTGCTTTTTGAATTTAGCGGCGACAAAAATGCAGTAAGGCATGTTTTGTATAATGTAATCCCGAGCAGACCTAATTTGCAGAGTTCAACAAAAACGAATACTTCTGATCCTCAGACTGAAATGATGGGTGTTGTGGCGAGTCCTGCTCTTGATACCGGAATGGTAAAAGCAAAAGTTGAACCAGGGCAAGCTCAATATGATACTTGGTATAGTCAGGTATACACCTATGTAGAACCTACAGGAGTGTGATTGCATGGAGAAAATCTTAATTATTGATGGGCGCCAGGTGCGGTTTAAAAGCACCGGCGCCTTTTTGCTTAGATATAAAGCCCAGTTCGGCAGGGACGCCCTGCAGGATATTCTCCGGCTTCAGTCCGCTATTGACAGCAAGGGTCAGATAAAAAATATTGACACTCTCGATCTTGAAGTATTCTATAACCTTATCTGGACACTGGCCAAGACTGCGGATCCTAATCTTCCGCCACCTATGGAATGGCTAGACGAGTTTTCAGAATTCCCGCTTATGGACATTATCCCGGAAATAGTTGATATGGTTTTCTCCTGCTTAACTTCTACTGTGGAAAGTAAAAAAAAATAGAAACCGATGATGAACCCCCTCTCGAGTTAACAACGGAACTGGTAATGCTCCGGGCCATCGAGAGGGGCCTTACTTTGCGTGACTTCGAGCATTTAACGCTTGGGATGATACTTGGGTACGTTGTTACTTACAACAATGAGCGTCTCAATGATGCCGATGGGGATACCCGGGAAACCGTAAGGCAGGCTACCCAGGTTGATTTTGACCGGTTTTAGGGGGGTGAGACTATGGCAGGTAAAATAAAAGGAATAACCATCGAGATCGGCGGCGATACGCAAAAACTAAATAAGGCTCTTGAGGATGTAAATAAAAAATCAAGAGATCTCCAAAGCGAGCTCCGCCAAGTTGAACGCCTCCTAAAACTAGACCCAGGGAACACTGATTTGTTGGCCCAGAAGCAGAAACTCCTGGCTGAAGCAGTTGAAAACAGCCGGGAAAAGCTCGATAGACTCCGTGCTGCTCAACAACAGGTTAATGAGCAGTTCCGCAAAGGCGAAATAAACGAGGAACAATATAGGGCCTTCCAGCGCGAGGTAGTCAAGGCCGAGCAAGAGCTGGCGAAGTTTGAGAAGCAACTGCGCGAAACCGGGCTGACAGCCGAGCAAGTCGGGCAAAAACTCAAAGACGCCGGTCAAAAAATGACCGATGTGGGCAAGAACCTGACCATGAAGGTCACGGCGCCCATCGTCGGACTTGGCACTGTTGCCGCCAAAGCCGCTATTGGCTTTGAATCTGCATTTGCCGGCGTTCGCAAGACCGTCGACGCGACCGAAGAGGAATTTGCCCAGCTTGAGCAGGGCATCCGAGACATGGCTAAGCAAATGCCGGCAAGTGCTACCGATATTGCAGCTGTTGCTGAAGCCGCCGGCCAACTGGGTATCGAGACGGATAACATACTAAAATTTACGGAGACCATGATTGGCCTGGGCGAAGCAACGAACCTCACTGCTGAAGAAGGAGCAACGCAGTTCGCCCGGTTTGCCAACATTGTTGGCATGAGCCAGCAGGACTTTGATCGGCTTGGTTCGTCTGTCGTTGCACTCGGCAATAGTCTGGCAACGACTGAAGCCGAGATTGTGGAAATGGGTATGCGGCTGGCCGGCCAAGGCGCCCAGATCGGCATGACAGAAGCGCAAATAATGGCATTGGCTGCGGCCATGTCATCGGTAGGGATTGAGGCAGAAGCCGGTGGCACTGCTATGAGCACCACACTGAAAAAGATGCAAACTGCGGTGTCGCTGGGAGGCAAAGACCTGGAAAAGTTCGCCCAGGTGGCCAGGATGTCTGCCGCAGAATTTGCACGGGCATTTCAAGCTGACCCGGCGGCTGCGCTACAATCATTTATTGACGGCTTGGCTGAATCTAGCGCAGCTGGAGAAAACTTGACTCTCGTTCTGAATGACCTTGGTATCAGCGGTATTCGTGAGAGTGATACTCTCTTGCGGTTGGCGGGGGCAAATGATGTGCTTCGGAATGCCTTAGAGACTTCGACGACAGCTTGGGAAGAAAACATTGCTTTGCAGAATGAAGTAGCTCAGCGTTATGCTACTACTGAAAGCCAGTTGGCGATGTTTAAAAACAGTATTTTGGACCTTGGAATTACACTTGGTGAAATTATCATCCCGGCGCTTATATCTCTAGTAGATGCAATCCGGCCAGTGGTGGATTGGCTTGCTAATCTATCTCCACAGGCACAAAAAGCGATAATTGCAATAGCGGGTATTGCTGCTGCAATAGGCCCGCTACTATTGATTTTGGGGCCGGTAGTTTCAGCGATCGGGACATTAGTGACCGGCCTGGGAGCTATGTCCGCGGCGATGGCTGGCGGGGCCAGCATTGTGGCGGGTCTTACTGCTGGCTTCCCTGCCCTGGGAGCAGCTATAGCTGTTATAACCGGGCCCATTGGGCTAGTAATAGCCGGTATTACTGCTTTAGTTGCTGCGGGGGTATTACTATACAAGAATTGGGATGAAATAAAAGCTAAGGCGACTGAGATATGGACCGCGATCAAAGACTTTTTCTCAGAAACATGGGACGGTATCAAGCAAACCGCCACGGATGTCTGGAATGGAATCAAAGACTTTTTCAAAAAATGGGGAGACGAATTACTGCTTATTGCAGCCGGCCCGGCCGGCTGGGCGGTCCTCTTGGGGCGGAAAATAGCAGAGAACTGGGATTCTATTAAGGCAAAAACCGGCGAAGTCTGGAATAAGATCAAGACGTCAATAACATCCCCTATTGAATCAGCCAAACAGACGGTACTTGGCATAATCGACAGCATCAAAAACGCTTTTGCCAACTTGCGAATCGAAATCCCTAAACCCAAATTGCCGCATGTAAGCGTAAATTGGAAGTCTGTAGGTATAGGTGATGCGCGGGTTAATATACCCGATTTTGATTTAAATTGGTACAAGATTGGCGGCATTTTCAAGCAGCCGGCCGTAATTGGTGTCGGTGAAGCAGGTGCTGAGGCGGTCATACCCCTGGATAAACTACCGGGGATGATATCTGACGCTTTGAGAGAAGCCCTGGGCGGTCGGGGGGTACTGGCCAGCGCCGGCGTTGTCGTCCAAAATATGTATGTGCGAAACGACCAAGATATAAAGTTGATTGCTCGGGAGTTGTATAACTTACAGCAGCAGAACGCCAGAGGGAGGGGATTAAAATAGCATATGGATTTAGTTTCAACGGTCGACATTGTAGTGAGTTTGGTATTGTTATGCGGTCTAAGAACCGTCAACTCCTCCCTGAGCCTAATGATAGCTATGTACAGGTACCCGGTAGACAAGGGAGTATCCTATTCCCCCGGGAACTAGCAGGCCGAAAAATAGAAATCGATTGTGCCTTTGTAGAAAAAAGCTTGCTGGATCTGCGGACCAAAGTGCGGGAAATCGCCGCCTGGCTGTATACAGAAAACAGAGAGATATTGAGCTTTGATGATGAGTCAGAAAAGTATTATCGGGGTAAATTAGCACAGGCGATAGACTTTGAACATCTAGCCGTTATGGGGCAATTTAGCCTTATTTTTGTATGCGAACCCTTGGCCTATGGTGCGGAGGTATTAGCCAGCTTTATAAACGATACTGCAACCGTAAACAACCAGGGCACATTTGAGAGTTATCCTGTTTTTACGGTTACGTTTACGGCTGCGGCCAGCGAGTGGAAAGTAACAGGTCCGGGGGATAACTATATTCGGGTGGTCAATAACTTTAAGGCTGGTGACACGCTAGAAGTGAATACTGCAACCGGTGCAATCCTGATAAACAGCATCAGGGCCCTTGACAAGTTAGACTGGCAAAACAGCAAGTTTTTTAATTTACGAGTAGGTGAAAGCGCTTTGACTGTATCACCTACAGATATATGCACTACTAGGGTATCCTGGATTCCCAGGTACTTATAGGAGGGTATGTACTATGTCCAGTGTAACCATAGAACCTATTAATAATGCAGTAACAG